CCGTAAATCAGATGCAGCTTGTAACCGTAGTCCGAACCATCAATGTCGTTACCGATGTTGGTCCGGTAGCAGAACCCGAAGGTGCTACGCGACTGCTGACCGACATGAACGCCGGGGCTTGGCGAAGCAACGCCATCGAACTGCAAGAACTCGTCCGGGAAGGTAAAGGCCTCGATCGTTGCACCGAATTCCTCGGCCGATCGAAGGTCCAGGTACTTGATGTTGTCGGCGTACAGAGCCGTGGCCTCGGCACCCGAAGGTGATTCCGTGACCGTCGTGAGACCGTTCCAGGCCACACCGTCGCTGTAGTCGCCGTTCCCATCTGGGATGTAAAGAACACCGTGGTCGACGCCAGTTTCATACAGACGCTCCCCGGTGTTATCCCAAGTAAGTCGGGCCATTCTAATTCCTCCTAGTAGTAGATCGAGAAGACGTCATGGTTTAGGCCGGACGTCACAAAGTGGCGACTAAAAGCACTCATTGGGAATTCTGTGAGTGCATCAATCGGATCACCGTCAGGGTTTTGATCGATGTACGTGACTTGATAACGCTGTCGCCAGTTGTAGGCAAGATTATCGCCTCTTAGGACAGATTGGTTATCACGTTCATAGACGATGCATGGATACTGCATCACCAAATTGGGTGGTGGTTGGAAGTATACATAATCTGTTCCTAAAATGTCTTTCAAGACATCATGGAACGCGAGCCTACGGGCGAGGCCCATTGTACACACCTCCCAACGAGAGGATTAGGCGGGGCCTCTCCACGTCGATTGACTCGACTTTCCAGAAAGACCCCGCCCACTCCACGTACTTGATCTGAAGATAGTTCCCTAATGCATACGCGTCGGCAACGATAGAAATTCGGTGTTGCAATCGAATATCGTCGTTAACTTTCTCGGACGCTGACGTTGCACGCAAATCGTTGAGAACTTCTCCGTAATAGTCCCGCTCGGTGATCTCGTCCGACCACACACCCGGTACGGTTTCTTGTGATACCCCGTATCCAATTTTGCCGTAGTAGCGGGCCATGATGATCCTTTACGCCGTACCGGTGAAGTCCCACTCGTCGATTGCGTTGCTCGAGAAGTGGTAGCCGGAGTTGGCAGTTGCCACAACATGCTTGGTAACACCGTCCGCAACGGCAACCGGAGTACCGGTGACCATGGTAGTACCAGTGGCAGTGTCCTGGTGGTAGGTAACACCAGTGATCGTCGGGACAACAATCTCGTCACCATCGAAGGCCGGTTCGGTCGGAACAACCAGCACCGAGTTAGACGCGGTCTGGCGGAACACAAGAGCCGACTTCGGAATGGTAAGAGCACCGGAAACCCGGGTCTCGATCAGGTAAAGCAGCTTGTTGTAGTCCAGGTCGAAGTCATCAAACATCGACACCTGACCGCCCTTGTCGGCGCCCAGAGTGTAGTCCGCAAGGTTGACCATAACACCAACAAGAGTGGAGTCGCGCTCCATAACCTCGACCGGAACCACCTCACGCACGCGAAGGGCCGCAGCCACGTCCGCAAGCGTGTTGTAGAGACGACGACCGAAGTTGTCCTTCACCGTGAGGAATTTACCAATGATTTCTTCAGTGGTGTAGAACGACGGCTGACCTGAGCCCTTGTAATAGCGACGGTGGGTCACAGCAGCGTCAATGAGCTCTTCGACAGTTGAGTTGTTGTCAAGCAAGTTCACGTTGACGGTGGTGGTGTAGAGCTCCGCGTCAGTAGCAACTGGGCGGATCTTGGTCTCGATGATCTTGTCGACGTCGCCGTTTGAGCGTCCGTCACCAACGAGAATAGCTCCAGCGAGCTCCTCCTCCAGCATGACCTTCATCTCAGCCTTCAACCAAGCCACAACGTCAAGGTCAGTGATGTCAATGACGTCGTCACGGTCCAGCTTCTGCTTCTTGTAGATGGTCTGCGGAGTAGTCTCTCGCTTGCTCATCGCGAAGAACTCTTCGTTCTTCAGGTTACCCTTCACATAACCACGGGCACGAGCCTCGTCCGGGGTGATGTCTGCAGTAACGCTCTTGATTCGCGAGAACGGGCTCTTACGAACGGAGGAGAGGACGTTGTCCACCCACTCCATACGACGCGAGACGAACTGCGGCGAGTTCTCGAGCATCTGAGCGTCTGGGAACAGGTAGTCGATGTTCTCGATACCGTGCTGCAGCTGGCCGCCAACCTCAACGCCCTTGTCCTGGACAAAGCGCTGGACTGCCTGCTTCAGTGAACCGCTTGCGCTGGTCTGCCAATCCTGAACGATGGCCTTCACGTCATCGTGAGAAAGGTGAACCTGGGGGCGAGTGCCGGAGCTGCCGCCCTGCCCCGCCTGGTCGAACACGTTGTGCGTCATGCTGTTGTCCTCCTGGTTGTCGGTGTGCTGGACGGCATCGCCGGCCTCAGCTTCTGAATCGTCGGAGTCATCCGAACCTTCGGAGTCTGCAGAGTCAACAGTAGACTCGTCAGATTCTTCAGAATTCTCAGATCCATCGGTGTTGCCGGCGTCTTCGACGTCTTCTGAGTCACTGGACTCTTCTGAAGCCTCGGAGTCATCAGACGAAGTTTCATCCGAAACCGGGTCTTCGCCCGAGGAATCGCCTTCGTCATCGCCTGCGGTATCACTGTGCTCAATCGAACTACCATTAGCAAGAGCCTCTGAAAGGAGGTAGTTAACAGCGGTCTGCTGCTTTTCGTTGAGCGTGTCCAGAACGTCCTGGACGGTCTCTTCGTCTTCTGCTGCATGAGAAAGAGCTGGCTCAGGATTGATTTCTTCACCAGTAGTGATATAGGCTTCGTCCGAAACAATCTCGAATTCGCCGTCACCATGAGCGATGTTGATGTTATCGATGAATGCACCAGGGTTGGCACCAGCCATAACGAGGCTAACCTCGCGGATGTTACCCTTGATGACGTCCTTGGCGCGTGTCGTTGCGTCAGTAACCCGCTCGACAAGTTGGTTAGCCCAAATGGAGAGGAACTTCACGTCACCGTGCTTGACCATCTCCTTGGCATGCTGTCCGGCCTGCGTCGCGTTGAAAGATGCGTGAGCATAAATCCCATCGTCACGCTTCTCAAGCTTAACATGACCGAGCACATTGGTTGGTTCATCATGACCATGCTGCCAGACCAACGGAACAACTGTTCCATCATTCTGGTCAAAGGCGCCAGCGAGAATCGTCCGCCCGTCGCTGCACCTCAGGTTGTTCCGAGTGGCATAGCCACTGAAATCCGCTGTTTCCACGGCGGCATCCTTTCTGCTGGTTGAATGCTGAAGCATAATGTCCATGAGTTTTACGTCAGGTTCAATAAAATCGTTACGAGCCGAGTGCCCCAACGACTTTGTTGCTTCTGCCAGTTGTCTTTTTGCTTCGCTTAATACAGTCTGAATACTAGATATGCGAGCAGTAAGATCTGGTATGCTCATAGACGAATATCCGCCAGTAGAAGAAGACTCAGAAGAGCTACTTTCGCTTTTTCGCTTTGCAGCAATTTCAGCTTTGTGAGTATCTCTATACTTTTTAGCCGCCTGCTTTTCTTTTACAGTCGACTTACCATCAGAATTAGCTTTCTCCTCCTCGCGCGCAGCTTGGCGTTTCTCGCTTAGAGCTTGTTTAGCCTTGCTTAGCTCCCCAGTCAAAGTATTTACTTTAGACTTCAATCTGTTGACAGTTGCAGTATCAGTAGAAGTCTTATTAGGTGCGGGGAATTTGGGAGCAGTTCTCGTAAGAGATCTAACTCCGGTCATAGGAGTACCTTTACCAGCTTCGCCAGAACCCCAAGCTTTACTGCGAGGGCGTTTACCCTTTAGCTTTTTAGTACGCTCATAGTATTGATGAGCTTTTACAGGATCATAATTATCAGCGTTAGGCATCAGACCTCGATTCCTAAAGCTTTGATGTCCGCATCTAGCTTAGCCTCTTCCTCACTAATTTGAGGAGAAGGTGCATTACTAGTAATCTGCTGATCAAGTGGCATGTTACTGTTGACCAACTGATTAGCCTGCGGTTCGGGGGACGGCTTAAGACCAATTGCTGGCCTAAGTTCATTAGGTGTAGCAATCTGGTTCCTGCTGAGAGTGTCGGCAATATCAGCAAGCTGACTCACCGGGATCATCTTGAGTGGGGTCTGGAAGTACATCAGAGTCTGTCCCTGAGTACGAGCTGTCTTAGTTAGGAACTTCATAGCCATAGCTTCGACAATGGCATCCAGAATTGGCTCAACCGTCCGGTTCATATAGTTCAACATAGCAGTGTCATCTGCCGTGCCGTTCATGATGGCCGCAGTAAGTCCCAACTCATTGAACAACTCTTCTTTTAAGTACTGAACCTGTTCAAGTAGACGATTCTCAACAGCTCGGTTGAGTTGGGTAATCTTCTCGGTACCATCAGCATAGGCAATACCATAAGTGCTGTCGGTAAGCTGCTTCTCGATGTCCTTTCGGCGCTTTTCAGCTTGCTTTTCACGAGCCTCAGACTTGACAACGTATGGGAGCTGAATGATCAGATCAAGCTTACCACGACTAGAAATCTCGTCAATATTGTCCATCAAACTAAGCTTATGAACTAAACGCTGAAGAGTTGAGTTAGGTTCGTTCATAACTGAATAGAACGGATTTTCTACAATAGCAACGATTGACTTAGGTACCCAGATGTCTTCTCGTTGACCGGTCTTCTCGTTGTAGGCACGAACCTGAACTTCCTGAGGCTTCCACTGAACAACAGTGCCAATGCGCATGTCTTTAATGTCCCAGTTACCTGAACTAATCGGGTCCATCGTCGTATTGACCGGAAGAACGACCATTACTCCTTGACTAAGGAGAGTAAGTACCATATCTCGACGAATATGGCTTCCAGACTGATCAATGTTACCAGAAACCGTAAGACATTCGTTCAAACCAGATTTAATGGTTTCTTCATAGATACCGTCTTTATTGGTTCGAACATGCTCAATTTTCACACTAGAAACATCAATAGCAATTCTAGTGTAGATAGAGGAGATGATTGTTCTTTCACTAAAAATACGGAATTGCGGACGATCTGGCGAAGTTGTTGCCATTCCGCCAGTGCCAAAACCGTATTGTGGCGTTCGATCTTCAGGCGCCGTAAACGAATTCCAAGCGTGCTTCAATCGATCAGTAAATTTGGCCACACAATCACCTCCTTATTCAAAAGCTTCTTTGTTAAGTTTAAAGGCGACCCAAGCATCCATAAGTGCCGCCACATTATCAATCTTCTCTTCATGACGACGCTTTAGAAGCTTACGATTACCGTTGGTGTCTTCAATCGTAATAGCGTTACCCATACCAAAGCTCATGAGATCTTCATCGAACAGAAGCAAACTTTGTTCAGACAACTTCTTCAGCTCGCCAAGAGGAACCGATTCAGTGCGAGCTCCTTGAATGACCTTCTCCATAGCATAAGGACCATTCTCTAACTCCCACCTGGTGGTGAATTCTTTGGCATTGTATGGATCGAAACCAAACGATCTTACATCATAGTTCATCTCTAGAATATGATTGTCAACATCCTCATAAACGTCCATCATGTCGAGAACTGTTGTGTCGATAACCTGTAGCGATCCTTCAGCACGAAACTGATCATACTTGAATCGCAAAGCACTTGGTAGGTTGTTCAACGTGTTGTTTGTGATGTAACTTCTAGTTTTAACACCAAACGCGTCGCCACCTAAGGGGAACAAAAATGTAAACGCACAGAAGTCGTCGCCCTGGCTAAGGTCTGCTCCCATAGAACACGGAAGCCCTCTGAAATCAAGACGTCGCTCAACTGGAAGAGTTTCTTCGTAGGTGAAGAAGTATGTGTAGCCTTCCATCGGAAGACCAAATCTCTTAGCCAAGATGTCGTTTCGAGCTGCGGGAGCTTTCTCAGCACGTTCAACATCCAAAGCGTAGACTTCATATGTAACCGTAAGCCCAAGATTTGGATTAGCCTTGATCCACATTTCAGGATCATTGACTTCTTCAACTTTGTCGAGCTTATAGTGCCAGATAGACACATGAGGAGCAAGATACTCTTCTTTCAGAATATCGGCAAGCTCCATCTTGATGGTGTCACCAGATCCATTACGAACCGTTCCTTCGGAACTAATTGCGAGGATGAGATAATCATCTAACTTCGAAGCACCCTGTTCAATTGCTCCGACTACGTCTTCTCTAAGATCACCAGAAAGCCATTCGTCAACCGAAGATACTTTAGGCCTTAGGCCTTGTAGCTTATTAA